GTCAGCTTCAGCGCTTCTCTTAATTTCAGCGACCTCAGACCGAGCGCCAGCAACGATGCTGTTGGCCTTTTGCGTGGCGGCTGAGACGGCATCGGCCGCGGCTTTCTCGGCCTCAGCTTGCGCGGCCTTCGCGGCAAGCGCCTTGTCGCGCGCTTCTTTCGCCAGATTGTCTTCAGCAAGGCGGACGGCCTTGGCCTTTTCGGCAGCGGCCAAGGCTTCGCGGCTGATCTGCTCAGCGCTTTGCGCCGCAGCGATCACCTCGGATGCCTTCGCGAACGTGCGAATAAACTGGCCCCACTGGGCAACGACGGCAGACGCCTCATCGAGCGTCATGTCTTTTGGCTGGCTCATCGCTGAGTTCTCCGGGCATAGATGCGAGCGCGCAGATTGCAGCCCGCGCCTGCGCCAGTGACGATGGCGCGCGTGCGGTACGGCGTTTCGAGAATGACCTTGAGGCCGGTTGCGGCGCCTGAGCTGGTGAACGTCAGGAGGTTGCCGAACACGTCATGCAGCGTGAACCAATCTTGGTTTGGCTCACCGTCAAGGCTGTTGGTGCCTTGGAGCGTGACCGTTGCGCCGTCGAACGTGCCCGCCACCGTAGCGCAGCGATCGCCCATAGCCGACGCGAAGATGGCGTCACCCTCACCGTCGCCGGTGAAATTCCAGCCCTCAAGCAGGCTGGTTCCAGCCTCATAGGGTTTGACCTTAGCGACCGTTGCCATTTGCGCTCCTGAGCGTCACGTCATCATCGAAATATTGGAACCTGGCTTACGCCTTGCCCTTGCCGGCTTTCTTGGCGGGCTTTGCCGCCTTCTCGTCACCGCCAAGGAGCGCATCGATCGCTTCCTTCAAAGCGGGCGGGCAGTTGGGATCTTCGCCAACGCCCGCGATGAACTCTTGCAGCGCAAGAATCTGATCGCCTTGGGCTTGGATCACGTTGTCCTTGGCGACGATCATCTCATCCTTGGAGGCCATCGAGCCTTGAGCGGCGTTGAGCTTTTCGATGAGGGCCAGCATCTCTTTGCTGTTGGCAGCGTCTGGCTTGGCGGCGGCCACTGGCGTAGGCGCTTTCGCGGCTTCGGCCACCGCGGCGCGACGATCGCCCCAGCCTTCAGCCATTGCAGCGTCCAGCGCCGCTTGTGTCGTCACAACGAAATGCACAACCGCAGCGCCCTCGGCGCGATAGAGCATCTTGGGAAATTCTTGCACGCTCATGCTGCTCGCTCCATGCGCCGGCGAAGCCATGCGCCAATGTTGCCCCAGTGGTGACGCCCTGCTGCGTCCACATGGTTCAGGTTAAGAAGAGGATCGAGCCAGACCTCCCCGCCGATCGCGCGCCACTCAGCGCAAAAGCGACCGTCTTCACCCCAGCCAATCGGCTGGTGGAAGTAAGCGTGGAAGACGTGGCCCTCGTGGGCGTAGGCGCGGTCTGGGTGGGCCTCACGCAGTTTGGTGAACACATCGCGCGACAGGCTGAGGAAGCCGCCAGGCAGCGCCGACACTTCGATCAAGCCCGTCTCTTCATCGCTCCAAAGTTCATCGCGCTCAGCGATCCACTCAATCGGGTAGGTTTCTTCGTCGCGCTTGTGGCGATAGCAGCCGCCGACGAAATCAGGTTTTGCGGTGGCGATCTTCAACAGCGCGCCGGGCTCCCAGGCCACGTCTGCATCAATGAAGACGAGCCGGTCGGCGTCGCTTTCCAGAAACTCGCGCACGAGCTGATTGCGCGCCTTGTCCACATAGCATGAGCCGGGGAGAAAGCAGACTTGCATCTCAATCCCCGCCGCGTTGGCGACCGCCTGCTCACTGAGCAAAGCGGTCGCCGTTTCGCAGCAGATTTTCCGGTCATAGGCCGGGATGGCTACGAAGACTCTCACGTTATGCGGAGCCCTTGATGAGGCCCAAGTTGACCAGCGCCGTTCGAACGGCGGTCTGGTGGGCAATGATCGTCGCCAGAGCGTTGGCGATGATGGTCGAGTTGTAGGTCGCGGTCAGCGCTGCAACGCCAGTGGTGAGGTTTGCAGTACCGCCCGAGGCGTCGGTGATGGCGCCTTGGTTCGCCGCAGAGGGCTGAACAATCGGGGTGGAGCCATAGAAGGCAACCTTGTCGCTGGCCGATTGGCCAAGACGCTGGCCATCTTCGCGGCCGTCAGAGTGTTGATAGATGTCAGACATGGGATGATCCCTATTCGATGTTGAAACACTGAGCGTTCGCGGGGAGAGTCGCCCCTCCCCGCTCTACGCTTAGGCGGTGCCGCTGAGGCGGGTCGCCAGACGCGCGTCAAGGCCTTGGGCGCCGTAGATGATGTCGTAGCGATGGTTGTGCTCATCGTTGCGACCATCCGAGTAACGCCAGTAGCGGAGCGACAGGCCCGAGTCGGCGTCGCGCTCGATCGCGGCTTCACCATTGAACGGCATCGGCAAGTCGGCCGAGACCAGAACATAAGCTTCACGGTGGAAGACAAGGTTCTGGGCGTAGCTCAAGCCGCCCGAGCCAACCAGCGTGATCGCGGCATTGTCTGCCGGCGCTGCGTCCACGTTCTGATACGCGCCCGAGATGATGATCGGGGGCGAGATCGTGATCGACAGTTCCGAAGCGCCACCCGTCGAGAAAGTCGCGTTGGCGCTGGTGACAACGAACTGTTGATCGTAGTCCAGCACTTGCTTCGTGCGCGGGTTGACAGCCTTCACGTTGGCGATGGTGATGACATCGCCCTTCTTGACCGTGGCGCCGTTGTTCAGGTCATCGATCAGGAGGCTTTGCGTGTAGGTCGTCATCACTGACGAGTAGGCCGAGACTTGGTTGGCGCCCTTAACGAGCGCGCCGCCTGCCCAATCGCCATTGGTGTGGTTGACAACCGACTGCGACCACACCGGATCAACGTCCGCAACCATCGGGATCTTGGCGCGCTCAACCGCGGCCTTGGTCATGTCCGATTGGAAAGCGGAGCCCGCCGTGAACGAGCCCGCCAGAGCGTAGCCGTCACGAACCGACAGAACGCCGTGGCGATCGGTCATCGGCACGGCCATGTCCGTCAGACGCTCCGGGCCTTTGAAGAAGTCCGTTGCGCTGTTGATGGTTTGGCCCGGCGTGCCAGCCCACGAATAGGTGGACTGATAAGCTGCCGTGAAGATGTCGGTGTCCACTTGCTGAGCAAGCTGGCCCATCGCGGCGTTGAGCGCCTTGTCGAGCAACAGCGTGTCCAGGCTGAGGGCCGCTTCGATGGAGGTGAACTTGTAGTCCACGCCCTTCTGCGTGCCGAGAGTGATGGACACTTCGCCTTCGAGCACGTCTTGAACGTCCGCGACGCGGCCGTCACGAACGGTGAACTCCGGGTGACGCTTGGCCTTAACGGTTTGACCCGCTTTGGCGCCGACGCGAGCGTACTCAGACGAATATTGGCTCGACACTTTGCGAGCCATGACGAGGTTGTTCTTGAGGAGGGCGAGGCCCGCCTTCGCGAACACCGTAGGTGTTGCAATAACGTTAGACATTTACCTGCTCCGGGGTCGGGCTCAGCCGCCCCATGAGGCCGCACGCGTCGCTTGGAGTGCCCTTAGGCGTGCCTCCACTTCGGCGGGCGTTGCGGTCTCCGCGTTAAACTGTGGCGCAGCCCCTGACGGTGTGACCGTAGGGATTGGCGCCGGTGACGGTTGAGGAGCAGGCCTTGGCGCGGGTGCTGGCGCTGCGGCGCGTTGTGAGCGCAGCAGCGAGACAGCCGCATCAATTCGTGCAATGGCGCGTGCGGCTTGAGCGTGGCTCATGCCCCGCAGTTCCTGCAGATCGAGCGGCATGTCTTTCAGACCACCGCGCCCGATAACTTCGGCTATCCAAACCGGGTTCTCGGACTCAGTGATGAGATCGACGGTGCTCGCTGGCAGGTGACGTGCTGCGTAGCGCAGGACTTCAGGCGCTCTGGCGAAATGCTCACCACCATCGCTTTCGGCTTGCACCTCAGCTTGGTCGAGCACGCCTTCAAAGCGTTGAAAGCCCTTCTGGAGTTCTTCGCGTGCAGCGGCTTCGCGTTGGGCTTTCGCCTGACGCTCGGCTTCCGCCCGTTGCTCCTCGCGGATTTCGTGCTTGGCGAGATCGGCCGCGTAGCGGGGATCGTATTCGCCTGCCGCGTAGTCCTTGGGATTGGGCGGGCCTTTCGGCGCTTCGGGAGCGG